GCCATACCTGGCCCAGATGCCCCGGGATGATGGAGTAGTTGTAGGGAGCAAGTGCCGGCTCCGCCGGAAAGCTCGCCAACCCTCCCTGCCCGGCCATGAAGCTTGTACTGTCGATGACATCGGCCGCGATTCCGCTGAATTCGAACTCGTGGTAGTCGCCGTTGATGTTGATCTTCATCTGGTCCACCGCGGCTCCGCATAGCACCCGCTGCACGGCGGCCGTTGGACACCAGTAGTCGAAAATGCTCGTGCTCGGCAGCGCCGTCGCTGGCAGGTAGGTTACCGTTGGGCCAATCGGCGAGCTAGCGCCCGGCGTAACCGTAAACGGCGAGCTCAGCTCGACCGTCGCCGGATCCACGATCGAGCACACGAACCGGAGTTCGCCGCCGAATGTCACCGCTTGTCCCGGCGCCAGGCCGTGCGGAGCCGTGAAGCTGAGCAGCTTCGTGTTCGCGTTCGCTGCCGCCGTACCCCCGGCGAAGAAGACAGGCGGCGCGCCCAAGCTGGCCCGGAACAGCGGCCCATATACCGGCTCGGCGTTCGGTGTGCTCCAGCTCGTCATGTAGGTCAGCAGGTCGAACGTCGTGTTCTTCCTGAGCCCCGCCGGCGTGCCTCCATACGTCCTCGTGCCCGTCTTGTCCTTCCGCTCGGGCCGGATCATCTGCTGCCTCGCCGTGAGCTTCACAGCCGGGATCCGGTTGTCGCTCGTGATTGCCGGCACCTGCCCGTAGTTCGACTCCAGCCCGACATAGAGCCGGTTGTTATTGGATGAAATATAGTTGCACGCCATCGTTTCCCCTTCCACCTGGCTCAGTAACTCACGTCCAAATCGAAGCTGATCTTCGCCATCTGCAGGAAGTTACTGCCGCCCCTCTTTACCGGCCCGAATGTGACCTCATATCCGCCGGCATAAAACATATCGCCTCCCCACTCGCCCCGGTGCGAATCCAGGACCTCGGTGGTCGCTGCCGCATAGAGGTGCAGGTCCCGTGCCAGCCTCTCCAGTCGGTCGTGAGAAACTCGAATCTCCACCGCCATGCTCGCCGTGCCGGAAAACGTCCGGAATTTCTCCCGCAGCCCGTTCGATAGCTTTTCGCAGTACACATACACCGCCGGATAGGTTACTCCGGCGGTCTTCTCTACCATCTCGAACGCAATGTTCTCCGATGCGATCTGCGTTGCTTCAATCGCCGCCAAATCCACGTGCTCCTGCTGCCCGAGGTTCGACACTGTGAACGCCAGGCCAGTGCCCCCCGCTAGCATCTTCACTACCGTGCGTGTCGCCGCCGCTCCGATCGCTGGCATCGCTACCCTCTGTTGAGGACTCCCGTCAGGCGCAAAAACATCTCCGGTCGTTGCCCGCAGTTCACTGGCCTGCCCTTTGTCAGCCCCTCCGCCGGTTCGGTCCACGTGTCCCCCGGCATCATCGGGCTATCGTTTTGCCGGGTCAGTCCCGTTGGGGAATAGCTCGCGTAGACGTTCCAGCCGGCCGCGATCTCCGGCGGATCGACTGCCATGATCGTCAACGCGCTCACCCCCGTCTTCGTGAGCGCTTCGACCGCGCTCGGCGCTCCCTCGATTCCGCCCGCCGCCACCCAGGTCACGCTGACGAAGTACGTCGCCGCACTCGCTTCGCCTGCGGCCGTTCCTAGCTCAGGCTGTACCGGTCTCGGTACCGGTGAGCTCGTCATCCCCAGCCCCCCGTTGGTTATCGACTGGCGCGCCCAATCCGCCATCTTGTCGTACTCCTGCCATTTACCCAGGAAGCGATCGTTCAGTTGCCGGTTGTAAGCGTCCCGGTAGACCAGGCTCAGCGTCCGAAAGGTGTGCCACTTGTGCAGCCCCTCGGTCACCACCACGTGCCCCAGTCCCCGCGGCACAATCGCCGTCCACAGCACGTCCTCCGATTCCTGCCGGCGCCGGAGCAGCACGTCCAGTTCGACGGCCAGTTCCTCTTGCGCCAGCTTCAGCTTCGCCGTGAGGTCGATCCTCTCCGTCTTGGCTACGTCCAGGATCGCTGACTCGTATTCCACGAGCTCCTCAATCGTCGATATCGATCCATCAGTGAATAGCGCCATCCCTCGACCTCACGCCCCGCTCGGGCCCTTATCCTTTCTTGCCGCTTTTCAGCGCCCGAAAATCGGCGTCCGAAAGCACGGTGATCTGCATTTTGCTCGCGGCTGCAAGCTGGTCCGCCGCCGCCTTCGCTTCCGCTGCACGGCCGCGGAATTCCGCAGTCTCCTCCGCCGTCGCCAGCCGTGCTTTGCCCTCGACAACCAGCAGGGCCGCCAGCGTCTTTGCAACTTCGCTGGCGAGACCCTCACGTCCTCCGTCCGGCGTCGGGAAACTGATCACTACCGCGTACGCCTCCGCGATCGTTTCCGCAACCTCGCGGACTTTTTGGTAAAACGCCATCACGTCCATACACCCTCCATAGTTCGTCTCTGCCCTATCGCTTGATCGCGCCAAGGCGCGCCGCCCGTCTACCGGACGGCGCCCCCGCGTTCCACTTGCCTACGAGTTGACCTGCACGCCGAACTGATTCCGCAGCACGCCCACGCCGTACAAAACGTCCACCGTGAACTGCTGTGCCAGCGTGTTCGGCTGGTAGCTCAGGATCACTCGCATCCCGAAGTTGCCCAGCTCCGCGTACTCCGCGATCGCTCCCGTCCCCGGCAGCGGCTGCGGCAGGCGCCGGAGCACCAGACCCAGCGCGCTCCGACCGAACGCCAGGTTATGCGTATTCACCGGCGAGCCGGTCTTGGCCACGAATTGCGACCGGAGGACGAAGAAGTCTTTGATCTTCCCCACCGTTCCGTCCACCAGGGCCCGCAGCCCCGCTTCGCCCGCCGTCTGGTACTCGCTGAAGCGTTCGATCTGACGCAACTGCGCGTACGTGTTGGCGTCCACAATCAGGTACCGCGGCTCGCTCGCCGGCATCTTGGCCTGGAACAGTTCGGTCTCGGCCGCGTCGATTGCGGCTTCCGTGATCGGAGACCCGGCCGTGCCCACCGGCGCATTCGACGTGAACGTCGCGTACGTGTTCAGCAGGTCCGTCTCGATCTTCTCGGCAAGCGCCACCATCGCCGGCTGCATGTACAGCTTCAGCAGGTCCGGAACCGCCAGGACTTTGGTCACGTCCGGCACCAGGAAGGTCGCCTCGGCGTGTGTGTTCAGCACGATCTGTGCGTTCCCCAGGCTGGGGTTCTGCGTCTGCACCGTGCCGCCTTCCGACAGGTTGTTCGCCACCAGCGTGGGCGGAATCGGCACGTTGACCGTGTCGCCGCCCTGCGCGAGCGTCGGTTCGAAATCGCGATTGACCAGGTTCCCCATCACCAGGTTCCCCATCAGAGCGGGTAAGGCATCCACTGCCACCAGCTTCACAATCGCGTTCGCCACGTTACTTGAAGTAATTGCTGGCATTCGTTCTCCTCTAGTTGGTCCTCGCCCGGCTCAATTCCCTCTGAGCGCCTGCGAGGTTATTCTTACGATGTCCTGCCGGATCCGTTCCGCTTCCTCCGGACTCATCCCCGGCCGGATTTTGTCCAGATCGCTCACCACTGCTGGCGCTGAGCTCTTGTGCGCCGTCGTCACCCCCGACCCGCCTTGAATGCGCGCCGGAAGAAACTCCGGGTTCTCGCTCAGAAAGTGCGAAAGATACTCCTTCACACTCACTTCGCCGTCATCCCCCTTCGCCAGCAGCCGCCCATCTTCCGCGCGGAAAATGTCGTCCTTCACCGCTTTGAACGCGATTTCCACCTTGGCCACTCCCAGCCGCTGCAACTCCGAACGGATCGTCGCGCCCCGGTCCGCTTCCTCGGCCATCTTCCGGCTGCGCTGATTCTCCGCCACCAATTCGTTCAGCCGCCGCTCGAGTTGCTCCCGCTTCTTCTTCTCTTCCACTAACTCGTTCTTGTAGGCGGGCTCCGTCTTCACCTGCTCCCTCCTCAAGAATTCTTCGATGGCGTCTTTCACGATCGCCCGAACTCCGTCTTCGCCTTGCACTTGTTCTCCGTCCATATCCGTGCTCCTTACTCTGCCGCCTCTTCAATCTCTTTCACGATCTGGTCCTTCAACTCCTGCCGCACGTCGCACAGGTATTTCTGCGCCAGCTTCTTGAAGATCTCTTTGCGCAGCGTCGGCGACCCAACTCCCAAGCCCAGCATCTTCTGGGCATCGTCCAGATCGCTCGAAAAGTCGCCGATGTCGAACTCGTCCAGCCCCGCAACATCCACCGTCAGCCCATCCTGCCTCGCCGCTTCGATTGCTCGTAGCAGCCGCTTCAGCGTTTCCTTGATCGCGTCTCCGTACGCCCTCAGCACCTCGTGTGTGATCGTGAAATCCCGCAGCTTACTGGTTCCCGACTGCGTCGTCTGCGCGTCCCACGACTGCGGCATCAGGTAACATACCCGGTAAATCTCGCTCTTCAGCCGGTTCAGGTTGTCCACCGCAATCTGGTAGACCTTGCCCTCCGGCTCTGCCCACCCGAACTTGTCATCCTTCCCCAGCTGAATGTAGTAGGACTCCCCGACTATCTGGGTCCACGGCCGTTCCGAGTACACCACCGGCATCGCGAACAGCCCCATCGTTAGTGCCCAGCCCAGCGCATTCGACTTATTGAAGTGCTCCAGTTGCAGCAGAGCGGCTTTGTTCATCAACCAGAGCCCTTCCGAGACTTGTAACCTGAACAGCGGCACCCGCCGCAGCCCGGCCAGCGCGTGCCTCCCTGCGTCCACCAGTTCCGGCGCGCTCTTCTCACCGGCTTTGCCCTCTACCCTCCGGTAAATCTGGAATTGCTCTTTGTCGTAGTAGACCCACCGCGTTTCTTTGAACCAGCCGCCGTCCGGTGTGTCCTGCCGCAGGTTCGTAGTCCGTAGCACCACCCAGTCCAGGTTGCCCTGTTGATCCTCGCTCCAGTTGATGAGGTCTTCCGCCCGGTATTCCACCAGGTAGGCTCGCGACGCGCCCCGCTGATCTTCTTCGGCCCGGTTCGCCGCGGGTTCCGCGATCCTCGGAAAGTCCACCAGAATGTAGCTCGCACCGCCTACCAGCGCCTCGATCAATTGCCGGCGCAAGAAGTCCGTCAGGCTCGTCTGTTTCCGGTCGCAGTCCTCGGCGAATGCCCCAAAGAACGCCCTCCCGGCCTCGTTTTCTCCTTCGAAGGTCAGGATCGGTTCGCGCCGGAACAGTGTTGCTGCGAACCAGTCGATAATCGATCCCACGTAGTTCTCATAGAACACCCGGGCCAGCCGCTCGGCGTATACATCGCTCGGCTCTTTCTGCCGCCGGGCCAGGTGCTCAGTGGCGTTCGCCTTGAGCTGCTCTCCGCCTGCGTACAAATCGCGGTAAACCCTCCACATCGGCTTCCGCCGCGTGTAATCCGGATGTTCCCGATCGATCTCCATCTCTGTCTCCTTTACCGCCTTACCGAACCGCGACCGTCAGGGAGCGGACCTCCTACAGCAGCCGCATCCCTTGCTCACCCACCGGCGGCAGCGGCCGGCACTCCTGCCAGATCAGGTACCCCAGAGCGTCCGATAAGTGCGTCCGCCGCGGGTCTCTGTCTTTATCGATCACCAGACTGTCCGCCTTGTAAGTCACCTGCTCCAGGTCTTTCACTAATTCCGTGCACTTCCGGTCGACTACTAAGTACGTCTCCGCCGACGCCGATCGCAGCTTCGCGTTCACCAGCCCCACTCGCTCTCTCACCAGCGGATTCGCCCGTGGCACCTTGTAAGCCACGTTGCGGTATCCCCCCCGTTGGAAGAACTCCCGGATGACTTGGTAGTCTGTCGTTCCCGCCGTCTGCATATGGTTCCCCGACGCGTCGCCGTAAACGTAGATCCCGGCAAAGTGCCGCGGGAACCGCGCCGCGAACTCCTCGCACGCTTGCTGCGTCGTCGCGCGGCTGAGCACGATCTCCGCCAGCACCCTCACCGTCTCACCGGCGATTTGCGCCACCACCGAGCACATCGGGTCTACGTTGAAGTCCAGCGCCCATAACAGCGGCAGCGTCTCGTCGACCTTCACGTCCGCCGTGTGCTCCATCCGGCTGAACGCGTGATACACCAGCCCCGCGCTCAGGCTGATGTATTCCCCCATTACTTCCTGCTCGTAAAACTTCGCGTCGTAGCTTGGCTTTAGCCGTTCGTAGAAGTCCGGAATCTGCTCCAGCAGATAGTGGTTTTCGAACGGTTCGGCAACCACTAACTCGTACCCTTCCACCCGATCCTGCACGAATCGCCGGTACACCCAGTCGAATCCCTTCGGCGTCCACGTTGCGAACCCGCACAGCCGCGTCGCCTTCGGGTCCCGCAGTCGCCCTTCGAGCACCACCCACGCCTCTTCCTGCGTGTAAGTCAGTTCGTCCAGTCCGAACCACGCCAGGTTGGTCCCTCTCAAGCGGTCGAACTCCTCCACCGCCCGAAACAGAATCCGCGATTTCGTGTCCTTCAGGACCACCGTGTTCTCGGCTTTGCTGTGCTCGTACGGAATGCGGCTTCTGTCGAGAATCTCGAATAGCGCCGTTTGCGTCGCGTCCCGCAGCATGGGATAAGTGGGGGCTCCCAACAGTCCCAGCCGTCCTTTGTTGACGTACGCCAGCTTGATCGCTTCCTGGCACAGCGCCTGGCTTTTCCCTGACCCGATCGGCCCCGAAAAGCCCTTGAACCTCGCCTTGGACTGGTGGAACCGGGACTGCGAGGCCAGCGGACTGTACTCTATTTGCCGGGTACATGTTCCTTTTCTTCC